AAGCAAGCGCTATTGGTAGAGCGATTTCAAATGCGGGTCTCTCAGCTAAAGGTAAACGTCCAAGCCGAGAAGAAATGGCATCGGTAAATGAAAAAGAAAAAGTCATTTATGGTAGGCCAGGCTCTAGGTCTGCTGCTGTTGAATCTGCGTTACGTCAGGCTTTCAAGGCGGATGAAACCGAAACCAAAAATCCTACGCCTGTATCGTGGAGTGTTGGTGATGTCGTTGATGTCGCTAATAGCGGAGAACCTAACCCACCGCCAGAATGCGAGCATGGACATATCCTCAAAACAGGATTAACAAAAACTACAAATAAGCCTTATTACGGATATGTATGTAAAGAAGGCATAAAAGAGCATGCACGCTGGGCCAAAGTCACAGCTGCAGGTGGCTGGTACTTCCCAGAGGATAAGGAGTAATTATGGGCTACATAGCGTTTATGGATGGTTCAAATTGGACAGTAACGTTTGATGATGATGGCCATCCGCATTTAAGTAAGTCGGTAATAACTTGCACGGCCTGTGGTGATGATCGAGTTCTGAAAACTGGATTCTGCTACAAATGCCAGGAGATACTGGATAAAAAATGACCGACTACACAAGATTCAAGTGCAACGGGTGTAAACGTAACACTGAATTCTTATGGCTAGATGCTACAGATATGCCAGATGGATTTAAGCTCTATCAATGCATGGATTGTGGCTGTGTAGGAGTCAAAAATATAGTCGAAGCTTTGGATGTGCCCGATTCGGACATAGCCAGATGTGATAAGTGTGGTGGTTGGAAGTTTGTAGCCGTGGTCTGCCACACTTGTCAATTAATAGGGGGTAAAAATGCCAACTTATGAATATAGCTGCAGAGAATGTGGCACGTATGGATCAATACATCGCACATATAAAGAAGATGATCCTGGTTTGGATTGTCCTAAATGCAAAATCGCCATGAATCGAATCTTCTCAGCTCCTGGCGTGGTATTTAAAGGTACTGGTTGGGGTGGTCAATAATGGATGCTGGTTATGTTGAAACCTGGATTGACACTGATGATTTACGAATCACGACATGCCGTCTGACCTGCGGTTTTGTCAAGTGATTTGACACGATATGATACGCTCTAGATCGCATTCGCCATCAAGGCGAAAAGGCGAGCCGCCAAAGCGGCAGCTCGCAAGGTGCACGCTAGTTGGGCTCGCTCTATTTGTAGCACAAATTAGTAGCCTTGAAAAAGCTGAATCCCAAGTTATTCATAAAACTAATCATTATCGTCAGTGGGCTTATATTCAGTTAAATAACGTAGATGAGTTCTACTGCTTAGATGAGCTTTACTATCATGAATCACGTTGGAATCCCAGCGCTCGCAACAATAGTCATTATGGAATACCACAAGGTAGATCTAAGTACTTGGCTAAAGTAGATGGCTTTAAGCAGGTAGAGTGGGGTATTGCATATAACCTAAACAGATATGGTTCTATGTGTAAAGCATTAGATCACTTCAAACGTAAGGGTTGGCATTGAGTAGTAAAGCGATGGGTAGTGGTAAGTGGAAGAAGATACGTATCACTGTATTAGATCGTGATGGTTGGGTGTGCACCTACTGTGGTGGTAATGCAAATACAGTGGATCACATCTATCCTCGTGTTAAGGGTGGTGATATGTGGGCATTAGATAACTTGCAAAGCTTATGTAAGTCATGCAACAGCCGTAAAGGTGGGCGTTTTTTTAGCCACAAGGCGACCCCCCCTGTCTTTTTGAAACCTTCTCTCCCTGAGACCACTAGGACAGTGCCAGACTCACCATTTAGTAAACCAGATACGTTGGACTTCAATGCAGATTAATACCGAATCAAGCCAGAATAAACGAGGGGTCGGACTAATTGGCAGCACTGAGCCTAGAATCCACACGCCATTACTAAAAGTTACAAGCAAAGCACAAGAAGTAGCCGATTTAGCTGAGAAAATAAATATGCCGCTTATACCTTGGCAGCGCTGGGTGTTAGATGACCTGTTATCTATAGATGATAATGGCATGTTCATCAAGAAGACTGGACTCATTCTCGTTAGCAGGCAGAATGGTAAGACTCATCTAGCCAGAATGCTTATTTTGGCACACCTGTTCTTATGGAATACTAAAAACGTTTTAGGTATGTCATCTAATCGAAATATGGCATTAGATACATTTAGGAATGTTGCCTACACAATAGAAGATCACCCATTTTTAAAAGATCAGGTAAGACAGATACGCTTAGCTAACGGACAAGAATCAATAACACTTAAAAACGGCGCAAGGTATGAAATAGCTGCAGCGACTAGAGATGCACCTAGAGGAAAAAGCGCTGGATTCTTATACCTTGATGAATTGCGTGAATGGTCGGAAGAATCGTTCACAGCTGCATTACCAGTTACTAGAGCTGTGCCAGGATCAATGACTTTAATGACAAGTAACGCTGGTGATGGGTTTAGTACAGTATTAAATGATTTAAGAGAACGCTCATTATCCTACCCACCTAAGACATTGGGTTATTATGAATGGTCAGCACCGCAACATTGTAAAATTAATGATCGCAAAGCCTGGGTAATGGCTAATCCAGCATTAGGTCATTTAATAACTGAAGAAACATTAGAAGAATCTGTAAGTACCAATAGCATAGAAGCTACACGTACAGAAATGCTTTGTCAGTGGGTAGACTCAACTGTTAGCCCATGGGCTTATGGATCAATAGAAGCATGTAGTGATAGTACGCTAGAAATCCCTGTCGGGCCTCAGACTATAATGGCCTTTGATATTGCACCTACCAGGCGATCTGGCGCTTTGGTTATGGGTCAATTAAAAGACGGCAAGATAGCTGTCGGACTTGCTCAATTATGGTATAGCGATATAGCAATAGATGAAATGAAGATGGCAAGTGACATAAATGAATGGGCTAGAAAATACCATCCACATTTAATACTTTTTGACAAGTACGCCACACAAACTGTTGCAACTAAATTAGAACAAAGTGGCTGGAAATTAGAGGACTGCAGCGGGCAAAGATTTTATCAGGCGTGCTCAGACCTTGCTAACGCCCTGGCACAAGGAACAATGGTACATAGTGGACAAACCGACCTAGTACAACATCTAAATAATTGCGCAGCTAAAACCTCAGATTTTGGCTTCAGGATAATCAGACGCAAATCGGCTGGAGAGGTCACCGCCGCCATATCACTAGCCATGGTAGTTAGTCAATTAACAAAACCTCAACAAACCGCACAAATTTATGTCTAACTTGCACTAAAAGTCCGTTTTATGGTATAACATATACATATGGGTTTATTGTCTGCTTTGGGTATAACCAAAAATAAAGAATCTGTCCAAGCGCAATACGCCCCTGCCATTATGGACACAGCCTACGGCTATGGTTCATTTACAACTGGTGTTGGTAATTTCCCTGGTGGATTAGATCGCAATTTTGCTATGCAAGTACCAGCGGTTAGCCGTTGCAGAAATTTAATAGCTGGTGTAGTTTCCTACCTGCCGCTTAAACTTTACAAAAAGTCAAGTGGTGAGGAACTGGGAAACCCTCTATGGATAGAGCAGCCAGACTATCGGCAACCACGATCCGTCACAATTTCATGGACTGTCGATAGTCTTCTATTTTACGGCGTTGCATATTGGCGTGTTACAGAATTATATGCAGACGATATGCGTCCATCACGTTTTGAATGGGTAGCAAACAATAGAGTTACATTTACAACAAATAAATTTGGTACAGAAGTAGAAGAATATTTTGTTGATGGCGTAAGAGCGCCCATGACAGGCTTAGGCTCACTTATTACATTCCAAGGATTAACACAAGGTGTATTAACTACTGCTGCACGTACAATTCAATCAGCTTTGGATATTGAAAAAGCAGCATCGGTAGCAGCGGCAACTCCAATGCCAAGTGGATATATTAAAAACACTGGCGCAGATTTACCAGAGCAACAAGTATCTGGATTATTGGCACAATGGAAACAAAGCCGCTTAAATAGATCAACAGCATATTTAACATCTACATTATCTTATGAGACTACTGGATTTAGTCCTAAAGACATGATGTACAACGACAGTCAACAATATTTAGCGACTCAAATTGCACGTGCGATGAATGTACCTGCATATTACATAAGTGCAGATATGAATAATTCTATGACTTACCAAAACATTATAGATGGCCGTAAAGAGTTCGTAGCATACTCTCTACAGCCATTTATTTGCGCTATAGAAGATCGCCTCTCAATGGATGATATTACCCCTAGAGGTCATGTAGTCAAGTTTGCAATCGAAGAATCATTTTTAAGAGCTGACACTATGAAGCGCTTGGAAGCATTAGAGAAAATGTTAACTTTGGGTCTAATAGATATAGAAGATGCCAAAGAAATGGAAAGCCTAACACCAAACGGAAGAGAAGTAGAAGATGATACTTACATTCAGTAGCCAGGTAGAAGCTGCCGATACAGAGCGCCGAGTTATTGCTGGCAAGATCGTGCCATATGAAGAAGTAGGTAATACTTCCGTAGGTAAAGTTGTATTTGCTAAAGACTCAATCGAAATTGGCGATCCAGGCAAGATTAAGATGCTTATGCAACACAAAAACGATAAGCCAATCGGACGTATGCAGAAATTTAACAAAGCAGAAGATGGTATTTACGCATCATTCAAAATTAGTGCATCAATGCAAGGACAAGATGCTTTAATCCTTGCTGGTGAGCAATTAATCGACGGCCTATCTGTAGGCGTAGATGTAAATAAGTCAGTACAGAAAAAAGATTATTTATATGTTACTAGTGCTACCTTGCGAGAGGTCAGCCTTGTCGAGACCCCAGCATTTAGCGCAGCGATGGTGCAAAAAGTAGCAGCTAGCATGGATGAGCCTGGCGATGACATTATCGAAAATAAAAAAGATGAACTAATTAACCAGATTTCTAATGCAGTAGATCAACTAAAGCTATTAAAGCAAGTTGAAGATGCAGTAGAAGAAACCGAAAACCAATCAGAAAGCGAGGCTCCTGTGGAAGACAAAGCAACAGCGCCACAAGAAGCAA